ACCAAGGCTCGCTACCAAGTTTTTGTTGCCGCCGGTCATATCAGTCAAAATATCGCGGATGCTGATCAGCGTCTGGTTGGTCTCCTTCTCCGTCTCACCCACGTCCTTGAACGCATCAGCGAACACCTTCGGTGTCGGCGCGGATGCCAACTGCATATTCAATGGAAGGCTGCTCTGGCCGCCCCCGCCGCCACCACCACCGCGACCACGCGGCGGCACCGTAATCCGCAAACCGGGTTCGGTCGTACCGGGCGAGGCAGTGCCGGGGCCGGGAGTCGGGTCAGCACCAGCGCCGGGGGGTCCGGGTGTCGCAGCGCCAGTGCCAGCACCAGTGCCGATAGTCGGGTTAAAGAGCGCATCAAGGCCACGGGGAGTCTGCAAACGAGTTCTGACGTGATCGCTGAGCTTGTTGGTTTGCGTGATGAGGAAGTTGGCGGCCCTCCGATTTCTTCCGCCCTGTGCTCAAGGTCAGCCTCTTCTTTCCTCCACTTTTTCGCCTCGGCTTCAGTGAGCGAGGTGGTCTTGATTAACTGTCTGCGATATTCCTCCCAGTCCGTGAACTGTGACGGGGCTTGGCCGAGCACATACTTGGTAAAATATTCGGAACGCGACCTTCCCTTTTCGCCTAAGGCGTTCAGTTCCTGCACATGGGCGATAAGCAGTTCAAACGCTTGATCGATGTTGCCTTCCCTGACTGACCTCAGTAAGCCAGCGCCGAGCTTGGGGTCGTCATAGAGCGCCATCCGACGCCAGAAATCGGAGTGGACATCGCGCGTTCGCAAATCTTGAAGCTGACCGCCAATGTTGGTGATGAACTGCTTGGTCGCTTCTTCCGAGACACCCTTCCTTGAAAGGAGTTGCTTCAACTCTCCGATCTTTGCAGTCGTGAGACCAATGTCCGCCGTCAGCAACGACAACTCAACGCGCTGCTGAGCAAAGCTCGACAACGACTTGCCGACAGCGAGAAAGGCAGCAGCGAGACCGAGCGGCCCCTTCAAGGCGTTGGTCAGTCCGGTAATGGACTTGGTGAACTTATCGACCCCCTCGCCTGCCTTACCGCTACCAACGCCCGCCTCGCTTCCCTTTTCCCTTATTCTTCCAAGAGCGTCAGAGCCCTTGCGTCCGGTCTCGGTAAGCTTGCGGCTGATGTTGTCGATCTCGCGACTGATGCTCCGCAGCGTTTGCGAGGCGGTGTCCCGCAGTACGACTTCGATATCGACCTGTTTGTCGTCGTCAGCCATTAGATGGCCCCAAGCTGCCGGGTCTTATTGACCGTGAAGTTATCGAAGCCTTCGCCCTCGGCGTTGGTCTCGACACCTTCCGGTACGTTATTGAAAATAATCTGTGCGCCGAGCGATCCGCCGCCGCCACCGAGTTCTCTGTCGAGCATGGTGCGGGAACTGATCCGATGACCAGTCTCCGGCCCAAATGGCGGCTCAAATTCCGCTGAAGGCGGAAATATTCTCTGCTGTCCCTCAAACTCCTGCTCTTTCATCCGAAGATCGAAGATCGACGGCCTTTCTGGATCAGTCACATCATCGGTTCGCCCCTCAGGTATTCCGACTCCAACCCCCCAATCGCCGGTCAGAGCTTTGTTCAGAGCCTCCCAGTTTTCCTCAGGGGTGCCGCCACCGAACCGCTCACGCGGTTGCGCCACATACCCCTCTGGGGTATGCCGAAACTGCGGCCAAAAGCCGAAGCGCTCATTGAAGGACGAAGTGCCGCCATCGCCCAGTGGGCGTCGGAAGCGCTCGAATGACGAAGTATCAATATTGCCGCTCTCGCCAGCCCTGATCACCTCAGGACCGCTAGCGCCGATAATCTGCGAGCCGCCGGATGAAAACAACATTTCCGGTCCCTTCTCACCGACCATGTACGAGCGCCCCGGCAGCACCGATCCGCCGACCCAGCGCTTCTCGATGGACTCCTTATTTTGAGCACCCTGAAATATGCTCAGTATTTCTTTCATGAGTTCGAGCGTGTTTTCGTTCCTCTTCTTGAAATCCTCGATCTCCGCTGCGGTGAGCGGCGGGAGTCCACGAGCCTCACGGGCGCGTGGGTCTATGACCATGGTGTGAGCATCAATAAGCGCTGAAGCGACACCCAAGTACCGGTTCGCCGTCACGACCGCGCCCATCTTCACCGTTGTGAATATATTGCCCACCACCGTCCAGAAATCCCAGTAGCCCGCGAAATAACTCTTCACTTCCTTAATCGCCATTTGCTGGGATGGGTGAACGGTTTTCAACGTCTCGGTTAAATCCTTGAAGAAAGATGGCCGCATCTTCAACGCATCCGCGATCCTTATCGCCTGCCTTGCGGCTTCCTGAGCGTCGGGACCACCAGCAGCAGCAACCTTGTTGAGTTCGGTGACGCGGTTGATCGCCGCCATGGTCCCGGCTTGGCGATCACCACCGATGGCGAAATTCTCCATCGTTTTTGCAAGATTGCCTTCCCCGATCCTATCCAGTTCCTTGGCCAGCAAACTGCCCTTGCCAAAGGCCATTTCGCTCATCGCGTTGCCGACCCGCCTTATGTTTTCTTCCGCCTCCCCGTCTTCGATGCCCAGTTTCTTCTGGGCCTGTCGCAATACGTCAATAAAATGCTGCGGAAACCCCGTGTCCTCGACCAGCGCCTTTAACGCAACACTTTTTTTCACCTCTCCGGTGACAGCATCCATTACAAACGCCGTTGCAGCAAACACGAAAGCGAACCTGCCAGCCGGTCCAGACAGCCTTGCAACCAATGGCAGTATTCTCTCGGCATGTGCCGTGGCTTCTTGCGCCCCCTCCTCCGACAGCTTGCGTATGCCTTCGGTGCTTTCCTTTATTTTCTTGAACGTCTCGCCAGCGCCTTCGCTGCCAGCGCCTTCGCCAGCAACCTTGCCAACCGACTTGTTTATTTTCTCCAGATTGTCGGCAACGGTCTTCAGCGTGAGCGAGACCGTGTCCCGGATCACCAGTTCGAGTTCGATGCGTTTATCAACCGCCATCGTCTTCCTGCTCTCGCGACATCTCGATGAGCTTCGCGGTCCACATCATGTGACGGTTAACTTTGGAAAGCGGCAACGTCAAAAATTCATCAGGGGGCCGACCGTAATATTTCGCCAGCCTGTAGCAATCAAGGATCACCCCCTCTACAGGTCCGGCATGAAAAAACTTGCGAGGTTCCACGCCGCGTTATTCCAGTCACGGGGGTTCATCTGCCTGATGGTCGATGGCGGCACCGCAGCCAGCGTTGACATCATCGCAGACATAGCCTTGGTGTCGAACGACATCTTCGGGGTGTCCCCGGAATTGAAATCGAGGCTAACCGGGTTACCACACTTCTCGATGTCGCCAGCCGTCGGCTCACGGAAACGCAGTTCTTTGATCTCGTCGCCGTGTGCCATTACCGGCTTACGCAACGTGATCACAATATCGGCGGTCGCCGCGCCGTTGGCCTGCTTGGTCTCAGCCGTGGCGTCGGCCTTAGGTTCGTCAGCCATTGACCCTCCGCTACATCAACTCATCGCAGCTTACGCCTTCCCACTTGACACGGACCATGCCGTCGCGGGCGTTGATGGCAAGGGCTGAGACGCACCAGCCCTCACGCAACACATAGGTCGAACCGTTCGCCAGTTCGGCTGTGACCGTGACGTTGACCTGAGCCTCGAAGTCCTCAATGGCGAGTCCGACCGCTGTTGACACGTCGCCTTCAATGGAAGGCACACGCGGAAGCTCGCTGTAGCCGTGGATGTAATCCTGACCGGCGATGCCAGCGCGTTCGATCACAGACGGCGTGACCGTGAAGTTGCCCCGAAGCGGATACTGATTGGCATCCACCTTGAGGAAGGCAATTCCAGCTATGCGTTGCGCCATTGCGCTCTCCTGTTGCTACAAATTTACGACGACGCAAAACTAAGCGGCGATCTCCGTATCAATCCCACGATTGTACTGGAGCCTGAACTGCGCCAGCACGGCGAAGATGCGGAGTCCGTTCACCAGATCAGGCGGGTACAAGACGTTAATCCGGTTCGGATCGTTCGGATCGCGCTCCACGATAAGGTTCTCCTTGAACGCCTTGCCGTTCTCCACCAGACCGACGAACTCATCGATCCGGTACTGCGCGACAAGCTCAGCCTTGATGATCTTCGGCGTCACAATAGCCTGACCGGCACCGAACCGGGTGCCGTCGTCAGCCAGCTTGTGCCTCGGATACTTGCTGGTGATCGCGTGCCGCTGGTTGCGGAGAAGCTTCGTCAACGTCGCCATCGTGGTGACAAGCTCGTAGGCGTCGTCGGTGTTGCCATACAGGTTCTTGGTGTACGTCGTGGTTTCCCGCATGATCACCGGGACCGTGGTCATCGTGCGCTGCGTGGCTATGCCCGCGTAGGCTTGCTGATTCAACTGCGACAACAGGAAACGCTCGTTTCCCTTCGCAGGCAAACAGCCATCCAGTGACAACGTCTGCAACGGACGCGCCGGATCGTTGAGCAGGGCGCGTGCCGCCTTGCCGGTGTACGCCGCCGCCCACTCGTAGGCTGGCGTCGGACTCCCGATAGTACCGGGAACTGCGGTAGGCCCCTCGATCCCCAGCACCGACAAATGAGGACTGTTGCGAACATCGCTTGATGGAATAGCCGGATCACTCCACTCGCAGAGAGTGGCTGATGTCCCACGCCTTGCACTAAACAACTGCCCGTAGTGCTGGCGGATAAATCCCCACCGTCCCGTGTCCGAGAAACCGAACTCGGCCTCCCAGTCAGTCAGCGATGTCGGATCAGTGAACGGCAAACAGACCCAATCGACGGACGATTCGCCAAGCGCCAAGATTGCATCGAGGTGATTCTGATGCGTCGGATCGCCAGTACCGAGCGTCGGTGCGGGGTAAGTCAGTGTAATGCCAGTAGGCAACATCTCACCGCCGACCGTGCCGTAGTAATTATCTGTAACGATGACCTCGTTGCTGACGGTGCCCTTGAACTTGGTAGTCAGGGTAACGATGTTGGTCGCCGCCGATGCCGTGACCGGCAGACTCTTGATCTTGTTAACCTCAGCCGCAATGCTTGTTGCGATGGCAGCAGCCGTAGCCCCCGCCGCAACATAAGTCTGCACAATCTGCCCGGCGATATAGAGATCGACAGTGCCAGCGCTGGTTGCTGTCGTCCCTCCAATCGTGATTGTTCTGACAGTGGCGCTGCCGGTCACATCTGGATAAGGCAGGCCCCAAACCTCGTTCGCCCAGTTGTTGGCGAAGTAGGTGCGGAACATACAGGCAAGCATCGAGCCGGGACCGAAGTAGGCATCCGCCTGTGCCTGCGAAGCCACCGGCACCGGGACCAAGGATGCGGCAGACCCTCCAGTCGCGCCAGCCGGGTTCATGGTTCCGATCAACATAGAGCGACCGGGAAACGTCGGGAAGCCAGCCTTGGATGGATCAACCTCCACCCAGTATAAGGGCATGCGCCAATTTTGTGGAATGCTGGAAAACGAGATAGGCATTTTCATTTCTCCTTCATGAGATTGATGCGAGCCTTGCCCGCTTTGACAGCTTCACTCATTCTTTCACGCTCGCCTGCTTTCGTGTAGCGCATCTTTGCTGCGGCACTCATCGCTGCACGATGTGCCTCAGACTTCGGCACACCAATTGTTGATGCGCTATGCTTACGCCGTGACGCTTCACTATGAACTTGCCCCATGCTTGCCTTACGCAACTTCTCATTCCACGCGCCAGACCGCCTCGCCTCTTGTGCAGCAGCCGACTCAGCCGCTCTCTGCTCTGGTGTTCGCCGCTTCAGCGCCGCCGCACTCATCCGCGCCCGCACCTCCAAGGTGAACTCAACAACCGGCTTCCCGCCCTGCGCCTGATTCCAGCCGACGTTCGGCACCGGACGCAGCTTATGCTCCATCGCCAAGCACTCGGCCTTCGTGCCGGTGAAGATGATCGACCACTCGAAGTTAGGCGGAAAGCGCTTGTTGCGTTGATGCTTCGCTAGTCTTGTCGTCCAAGCGCCGCTGATGCCGAC